CTTCGCCGGTGTTTGCATCTATTGACCTGGAAATACCAGCAGAACTACGAATAAATTTATTTGTGATATATGCGTCTTTGTCACACTTTATAATTCTAAGCATTTTTCTTTCTTATAGGTATGACACTGCTTTTTTCACAAAGCTATTCCAATAATGTCTATATCTTTGAATTTAACTTCAAACATTCCACCAGCAGGAGGAATGATAATGTTACCTTTGTATGTGTTTTCCTGAACAGAAAACTGTATTCCACTATAGCTCTTGTCTCCAACGATACCAGATATATTAATAACTGCTACATCTTGAACACCAATAACACCAGTGTTGTTGTAGATGATGTTTTGAATATCGGATAATCCGATTGGTTGGTCAATCTCAAAGTTCTTTATGTTGAAATAAGAACGAAGCTTGGCATTTACGCCTTGAAGAATAAGCTGTTTATTCTGTTGAGAAGCTACAGCAATTTTATACTGAACTTGTATGTTGATTACTTGGGCATCTAGAATATCAATAGCATCTGAAATAAGCCGAAACTGATTCAAGTACTTTGACAAGTTTTTCTTTAGAGCGTCTGGAGCCACTACCAGTTCACTGTTTGCATTCCTACAAATCACAAACAACCTTGAGGCATTTGGATTATTTGGATTCGAACGTACGCTGGCTCTAAAAACTCTTCCAAAGTTAGCTGGAATGGTATAGATTCTAGCAACCAAGTCTTCTTTGGACACAATTCTGCTTTGTGCCGCGCGGGCACCTGGAATTCTAAACTTAAGTTCTTCAAGTGTAGGAGCGTCATCGCCACCAGCAGCTTCTTTCAAATTAAGAGCATCAATACTTTCTCTTACAAAAGCTGCGGTAGATGGTGATGGATTTTTTGGAAAACCAATTTGCAGTGTCGTTACTCCACGAATTGTTCTAGGTTCGATGTTGTGTGAAAGCCCACCACCATATCGATACTCTATCGACACTGTTGTATTTGGGCTTAAGACTCCAAGAGTTGCAGTTCTCAGCAAGTTAGATGGATTAAGAGTAAACCTAGAGAAGTTTTGCTTGCCGTAAAGCGGTATAGCAAACTCACTTGGGTCTGGAACAATGTCATCGTCCATTGTTTCCGCGGTACCACCACCAAATGTCAGGGTAGTAAGCCTTGTCTGAACCGACATTCTGGAAAAGAATCTATAAGCTGCTGGTACAATCTCAATGTTTTCTTTGACAAGCTCGTTGTCTTCGCCTTTATTAAGCAGTCCACGAAACACTGTATCTTGTGTTAAGAAATCAACTTGGAAGTATTCGTTTCCAGAAGCATCAAATACACTAATAACTTCTGTTACATTTTCTCTTGTGATTGAATACTGCTTAAATGGTTCGAAGCCATTTACTCCAAAACTTTCTACAGCCCTTTGTCCGGAAATACATAGTCCTTCTCTGGACAAGATATAGTTTGTTGGATTAGATGCAGCATCTCTATCTCCAATCACTATGGTAGCTTTTAGGTTGCCACCGTTATCTTGTTCGCTGAAATCTAAGTCTTCTACTAGTTCAAAGTTGATTCCACTCTGCGACGAAACAACCGTTCCAGCATAGACAATCGGTAGAGCAGTCCTATCTGGGACAGTTGGGTTAGAGCCTGGTTCAATAGGAATCTTGAAGTAGAATGTAACATCAACAACCGCTGGACTTGCCCCAACAATCTGAACCCCATTATCTTCCAACAACCTTTCTATGTTTCTTGCTTCTACAGCAGTTTCTGGACTAAGTTCTTGAAACTGATGATCCATGTAAAATGACTGAACATCTCCCACGTAAGCAGCTAGTTCTAAGAACATTCCTCCAAGTGCATTGGAGGAAAAATCTCTGATTCTATCTGGAAAATATGTTCTTGCATATTCCTCAAGGTCTGCTCGAAACCCATCGAAATCTTTGTTTAAAAATTTGCGTTCTCGAATTGTCTTCTGTAATTGCCTTCTACTATCAACTGGCATATTAAATCCTTTTACATTACATACAAAGTAACAGCTAGTTGTTTGTTAAACACTTGTGCTTTTGGAATTGAGTATTGAATTACAATCTGCACTTTGCCAACAGAACGATTATCTTCAAATACTGGTTGAGATGAGAAGCCAGCTAGGTCAACATAAGGCATCCACTGCGTAACAGCTGTGTTTATTCGAAGCATTGCCTCTGAATCAAAGTCATCTTTGGAAGAAAAATCTGCAACTAATGGTTGTAGGTTTGCGCCATAGGTTGTTAGAGCAAGTCTTTCTCCGTGGTTTGTCAAAACTAAGTTTCGAAGATTGTCTTGAAGTTGATCTCCTACATTAAAATACATCTTCAACAAACCAGTGCCTTCATCACCAAACTCCAATGGAGTCTTGATTCCAATTGGAGTAAGTGATTGATCTGTGCTCTGTATTCTGTTGACTTCAAATGTTTTGACACCAACATGCTTGAAACTAAGAAAAGCCATGATGGTAAGTACAGAAGGTTAGTGAATTCTGGTAAGAGCGCCAAAAGCCGGTCCAGGAATTGGTGGAGTTGGCACTGGACCTACTGGCGTTGGGCATGGAACTAAGAATCCACCAGGAATTAATTGTAAAAATCTAAGCCCAATTTGCTCTTGAATATAAGCATCAACGGCAACAGCAATTGCATTGGCAATGTTTTGTCTTACCTCTACAGCAGCAGCAGGATCGGTTGAGGTTGATTTTATAGCTAGTGCTGCATCAATTTGTTGTTTAAGTAATGGTAATGGCATATCGTTCTTTTATGATCCAAAAATAACTTTAGACTTTGCATCTTCTGGATGAATAGTGTCAATTTTACTTTTTATTGCAGTAATCTTACTTATGGTTTGTGGATTAGTGGTGTTGCCAATTGCAACCAAAGAAGCCACCGGTACGCCAATCAATGAAATGCTCGTTTGAAATGCTCCATTATATTGAGTTACAAGACTCTGCACATGATCTGAAAGTTCTTTTATCTGTGCTTTCAACTCGTCAATATGTTGTTTATACACAGTCCACTTGATATACGGCTCTGTGTGTCCATCAGAATCTGGGGAGCTTTCTGTAACAGCTTTTCCTAAAAATATCCTCTTGGCTTCCAGCTGCATCAAACCATCTTGGTTGATATAGAAATAAGCTTGATCGGTTCCTTTGGTGCCCTCTTTCAGAAGAAGAACCGAGCCTTTTATGTTTCCGCCATTTGGAACTGAAGCTTTTCTAGCAATCAATCTAACGTGGTCTGCTTTGCCAATGAAATATGCATTGCCAATACGCTCGCTTGCTGGAGTTGGCTCAGATCCATTTCCTTGCTCTTTTTTTCTTAGGGTGTTATCTTGGTAGTCTGTTGTTGTAGAGTTTGTACCTTGAAGAATACCAAAGTTTGTATCTCCTTTGGTGTTCATACACATAAACAACCTAGAAGCATCCATACTAAAACTTGGATCTCCCTCTCTGCGGTTATCTTGTTTGTTGCGTAGCTTTGGAGTTTTATCTACTTCAAGTTTCTGTCTTGAGTTCTGAACAACAACAGCGCTTGTTAGCTTGTTGGACGCTGGGGTTTCGCCGGGAGCCAGCGGATATCTTCCGCGACCAACCACCATATCAATAGAGCCAGCATAAGTTTGCTTGTCTGTTTGAGCACTCCCACTAACTCTCAGTGCTGGTCCAACTCTGTCTTGCCCAAGTACAATCAGGCTATTATGCATTCCTTGGAGAGCAAACTCTTGTGGACGTTTTGTAAATCTTGGAACTGCTTCGTACTCATGCAGCTTACTAGCGGCAGCAGTTCTATAAATTTGCTCGTATGGATTTGCACTACCGGAAGTTGTTAGAGTAAAAGAATCAACAGTTCCTCCGCCATTAGGAAACGCTGGCGGTTCTGGTTGCGATGTATTGTTCGAACGATCTGCCGTTGTGCTAGTTCGTTCAGCTGATTGGTTGTTTAGCGGATTAAATCTTCTGTCAGCATGAGTGAAGTTTATATCTTCTACGGCATGATTCTCTGGTATTCTCGTAACCCAGTGTCCAAGTGCAGTTCCAAACTGCTGGAAGTCTTCAAATATCACCTGTACATGTTCGCCAGCTTGAACCGGTAGAGCAAAATGCGATTGAAAAAAAGGATAGATTAAACTAGGAAGCGGAACAGTGTCTTGCCCACCAGACACAAGTCTTCCAATAATGCTATTTGGAGGCATGTTCTCAACGAAATTTGGATTTGAAACGTAACTTTTTAAAGCTAGTTTATCAGAGTCTGAAAGTAGTCCAGGGTCATAGAAAACATCCAAAACAACTGCCCGAAAATAGTTTGGTGCAGCACCTTGCTGCGATACTTGGCGAATCGCATCGCCAATTCTATTTGGACGCCCACCAACCAAGGTTCTAGCTACGTTTTGAGATGCTCCAGGCATATAGCTCTATGTATTCCTTAAGGCAGAATTAAGAAGAGTTCTTGTGTTTTTCAAGCCGATCAAACAAAGAGTTTCCTCTTGGCAACTCTTCTTCCTCTTCTTTGTCTTTTAGTTTTTGTACAAGCTCTGCAAGTTTTATTAGTTGCGCGTTGGATTTCTCCATCCGTTCCATGTACTTTGCAATTCGATCTCCGTGCATTGTATGCATCTCTGGATTTCCATGAACAACCATATAAAGATCCGTCCAGATCATTAAAGCATTTTTTCTATCTGTTACTGCGTTTTGATATATCTGCTTCCATAAAAGCTTAAGCTTTTCATCCATCTCGATAGAATCAAGAAGCTGAGAAAATGTAACCAACTGAATGTTTGCTTCTTCGTCAAGTTCTCTTGGGGTTTGCGGTTCGAATTCTAGCATTGGTTCAGTTGTCATGTTCTTCTGTCCTAATACACTTGTAGTGTTTTTTAAGTGTTGAAAGTACAATTGAAAGCTGCTTTGGAGAGAGGTTTGTGATGTTGCGAATATAGATCATAACAGCACGCTTGTTGATAATATCCAAGTTCTCTACATTTCCAAAGATTAGTTCAATAGCCTCTATACACAGAAGCTCGTTTGGAGTTTTTGTACGGACTTTAACTTCAGTAAGTAGCTTTCGAAAGTTTGCTATTTGCTCTTCGTGGGTTATCATGTCATCCGGAGATGGTAAAATGCTATAACCTTCGATCATCTCAATTTCATGATTCGAAAACGCATCTCTGTCGTCCAAAGATGCAAATGTTTGAACCAACTTAGCATTTTGCTTACTCTTGATTGTAAGCCAGTTCCTAGCAATGACATTGAAATAACTAAATGCTTTTGAGCCTTTCGATGCGTCGAACTTTGTGATTACAGTATACAGAAACTCTAAGCACTCTGTTCTGAGGTCTTCTTTCGATTCATATTGAATTTGATACTTATAGACGTTGATTAGGTTTTCTACAAGAGTTTTAAATGCTGGAAAGATATCTTTGACATATATCTTCTCTCGCTCACTGCGACTCTCTGTTTCTTTATACAGAACAATTGCGTCCTGCGTTTTCATAGTAAAGTAATTTACTGATGGTGCTGATCCTGGTTTCCTTCGGATAATTTTTTTCCCTGGAGCCATTATTCTTCAACTTCTTCCCGCTGCTCTATTCGTACATACTTCTGTTTACTTCTCTGAGTAAAGCTTCTTACTAACTTTTGCGTTGCTATCTTGCAAACTTTGATATCAGCAAGGGCTTCGGTTAGCATTGGTTTTACTTCCGGGCTGTCAAAAAACAAAGGTGTTGCAAGAACTCGTTCAAGTGTTGCAACAGAACGCTCATGAACCTCTACCGCTTCTGCTAAGTCATCTTCAAGCAGCATAATAATCTTTGCCCATCGTATGGCAAAGAAAATAGAAAAGCCACAAACCACAGATAAAGCAATGACTAATAAGATAAGAAATGCGGTAACCATCATTACTCCAGCAACGAACCAAGTGTTTTGGTATATTGTTGCACAATGGCTTCGAAGT